GGTGGTGCTCACGGACAGACGGAAGTTTCCAACCAAAGAATGAACGGCAAACAAAAAGCCAAATCATTTATCGTAAGACAACCATTAACATTAGAATTGATGCAAGGACACATAGACGGAGTCAAAGGTGTCGGTGCTATACCAATCAATGAGAAGAACCAATGTAAGTTTGGTGCTCTAGATATAGACGAGTACCCGCTAGATCACAAGCAGTTGGTGGATAAGTTAAATCAATTTAAAATACCGTGTATCGTGTGCCGTAGTAAAAGTGGGGGTGCACACATATTCTTTTTCTTTACAGAATGGATGGAAGCGGCAGACTTCAGAGATAAAGCTGCCGAGATAGCCGCGGCACTTGGTCATGGTCGTTGCGAAATATTCCCGAAGCAAGAGCAAGTATTGGTAGAGCGAGGAGATGTGGGGAACTTCATCAATCTACCATACTTTGATGCAGAAAAGACTTTGAGGTTTGCATATTGGAAAGAGAAGTCCAAGTATGTAGAAGCCACTCTTCAACAGTTCATAGATAGGATACACAAGATAAAGTGTGATCCCAATAAATTCATGGAGCTATCTGTTGGTGGTAAACCAAACTTATACCCAGGCTATGTTCCGTGTCTTAAATCTTTGCTTAGTATGGGAGTCTTTGAAGGTGGCAGAAACAAAGCGGCTTTTCAACTCGGTGTTTTTTTGCAGAAGTCTGCACCTAATAATTGGAAGTCGCAGTTGGAAGAGATAAATGTAAAACGATTTACACCACCACTACCAGCATCAGAGATAGTTACAATACAGAATACATTAGAAAAGAAAGAGTATCAGTATATATGTAAAGAAGAACCCATGTCCTCGCACTGCAATCAAAGTGTATGTCGTGGTCTGAAACATGGTATTGGCACAACATCTATGCCTGCAATCAGTGGCTTGTCAGTTATATTATCAGAGCCTCGTCTGTGGTTCTTGGACATAGATGGCAGAAGACTTGAGTTAACAACAGAGGAACTACAAGCACCAAGACTATTTCAAAGAGCATGTATGGAGCAGTTAAATTTCATGCCACCAAAGATGAAGGATGGAGATTGGGAAGTACAAGTCAACATGTTGCTTGAGAATTGTAATGAGATAGCAGTGCCACAAGAACTGACATATAAGGGACAGTTCTTATCGTATCTTGAACTGTTTTGCACAGGTCGAGTACAAGCACAGAGTTTTGAAGAAGTTGTGTTGGGTAAGCCATACACAGATGTAGAAGAATCAAGGACATACTTTAGATTGGACTCGTTGATGGAGTTCTTGAGAAACAGAAAGTTTGACAACTATACGAGAGCACAAGTCCAAGAAAGATTGAAAGAAGTGAACAACGGAGATAGTTCTGTTGTTAAAAAATTTCAAACATCACAAGGTAAATGGAAGAATGTCAGAGTCTGGTGGATACCAGAGTTTGGAGCAGAAGTAGAAATTAAACCAATAACAATTGAAGAAGAAGAGGTTCCGTTCTAATGGAAGTGCTAGTAGCTTTTTGTGTCGTTTTTATTGAGGAGTGTAGATATAAAGGTGGAGAGTCGTTGTGTAACTTTTGGAACCCTGGAGTTGTGTACGAAACAAGACAAGAATGTATGGATGGTAAAAAACTAATAGAAGAATACTTAGAAGAAGAACTGTGGAGATTATATCCAGAGGCAGTGAAAATAAATGCAAAGGGAGTATGTGGAAATGTCAAATGAAACAACTATTTTTGGACCACCTGGAACAGGTAAAACAACGGCTTTAATTACTATAATCAAAGATCATTTAATAGCCGAATCTGTTGATCCAAAGAGAATCGGCTTTATGTCGTTCAGTAAAAAAGCTGCTACAGAAGCAAGAGAAAGAGCATCAAGAGATTTGAATTTAGATTATAAAGACATGATCTATTTCAGAACACTACACTCTCTTGCTTTTAGTTGGCTTGGATTAAGCACATCAGAGGTTATGTCGGGTCGTGATTACAACCAACTCGGTAAACTTGTGGGGTTAGATTTTAGAACCACACAAACAATTAATATAGAAGAAGGTCCACTGTTTAACATTGGAGCTGGTGGCGACAAGTACATGTCATTAATACAGTATGCTAGAGTAAAACAAGTTGATCTTGAAGAAGAGTTTCGTAAAGGTTGGGATCAAAGTCTTAACTTGCAACAACTGTTGGTGTTAGACAAGGCTTTTAAAGATTATAAAAAAGTAAATCGTAAATATGATTTTATTGACATGATAGAAAAATTTATTTGGCAAGGCACATCTCCTGAGTTTCATATGCTTTTTATAGATGAAGCACAAGACTTAGCTCCGTTGCAATGGAAGATGGTCAAGGACGTTCTTGTTCCAAACTCAAACCAAGTTTACTACGCTGGGGATGACGACCAGGCAATATATTCTTGGATGGGTGTTGATGTAAAACATTTTCTAAATGCTAGTAAAAATAAAATTATTCTAAAAAAATCATATCGTGTGCCTAATCATATACATACATACGCTGCTGACATAGCAAATAAAATCTCAAAACGAGAAACAAAAGAATGGGAACCAACAGAAGATAAAGGAATGGTCACATGGCACAATGATATTCTTGATGTAGACATGCGAGAGGGCGAGTGGTTAATTTTAACAAGAACTAATTACATAGCTAATAAAGTTTGTCAGAGTTTGAGAGATGAAGGTTATGTGTTTTGGAGAGAGGGCGAAGGGTGGTCTGTATCTTTAAATGTTTTAGTGGCAATAGAGGTGTGGCTAAAGTTACAAAGAGGAGCATCAGTGCCCGCCGATTTACTTAAACCTTTTTCAAAATTAATTAATCCTAGATATATAACAAAATCGGGCAGAAAGTTAATGTATAACTTGCAAGAGGTTAACAGTGAGAGACCACCAGATGAAGGTTACTCGCTAACTAATTTAGAAAGACTGTGTGAATTTACAGCAAACAATTTTGTAACATGGCAAAATGTCTTGAAAGTATCTGAACAAGTTGCCGCATACATAGTATCTGTTAGAAGACGAGGCGAAAGAATTTTGTCTGCAACTCCTAGAATCCGTGTGTCAACTATCCACAGAGCAAAAGGTGGAGAAGCAGATAAAGTAGCACTGTTGATGGATTCAACCAAGGCTTGTGCAGAGAGTGAAGATCAAGATGCCGAAAGAAGAGTTTGGTATGTTGGTATAACAAGAGCAAAAAAAGAACTACATATTGTAGAGAGCGATAGTAAGTGGGGATTTAATATAATAAGTGGAGATCATAGTGACGAATAAAAACAGAAAATACTTTTTGGATCAAGCAGAGAAACTAATCAACGGTCCGAGAGCCAAAGAGTATGGGCCTGCTAAATTCAATCACGAAAGAATAGCTAAGATATGGTCTGTTATATTAGATCGAGATGTTACGGCACAAGAAGTTGTGGCTTGTATGGTTGGTGTAAAATTAGCCAGACTAGCAGAAACGATAGAGCATGATGACAGTTGGGTTGATATCATA